TAATAGTCCATTTAAAGTTGAGATAACTCCTGAAGATCCACCCCATCCAGAAGTACCATAACCAAAACCAGAAGTTTGATTTAAAGGACCGACTTTTACATAAGGGTTTATTGTTGCTGCTCCACTTGCTGCAACAGTTGTACCGGCATTAGCCGCCATAGTAATTGTAAATGTATCTAGACTCGTTACTGTCACGACTTCAAAAGTATTTGTAGTAAAATCTGCAGATACATAACCAGCTCCCACTGGAGGCGTAACAGAAGTAAATGTAATTAAATCTCCTGCAGATAAACCATGAGCAATTTTATTTACAGTGACAGTTGGACTCGTATTAACTGTTGTAAAGGTTGCTCCAGTAATTGCAGTGTCTAACGGTGTAATATCGTAAAATGCATTTTCATAATATATAAATAATGCTTTATGAGTACCTATAGCTGAGTATCTTCTACTATCTAAATCAGCCCAAACAAGTTGATCTCTTGCTGCTCCTACTATAGTTTTAGATGTTAATTGTTCCCAACCCCCTATTTTTTCAGGTAGTCCATATCTAAATCGAACAAAATCACCGTCAGTCCATTGACCTTCTGCTCCTGTTGCTGTGACTTGTTTATTAAAACCTGGTCTTATTTGTACATTTGTTAATGGCATGCTGTATTATAACATAACTGCTTATCTATTTAAATGTTACCTTATTTTTCTAAATTAATAAAAAAAGGTTGAATTAGTCTACTTTTGCTTAGGGAATCATACCCAGCCGAATGATAAATATTTCCAGAGTATAAAACCATTCTATTTGGTTTTGATCCAACAATTAAGTCTGGTTCAATTTGATGATAATCAGAAAAAAACCTTGTTCCATCATCTAAGCTAAAACTATTTAAATATATAACACCTGCTAAATCAACTTCGTTATCAGTATGTGAAGGGTTTCCATATTTTGATATAGGGGATTTAGAAACTTCTTCGGATATAATCTTTCTAAAAAAAGTTTTACATTTTTTTATTTTTAAATTAGTTAAATTTTCAAAAGTATTTTTAAAAATATTATATGGTTTAGTTTGATCTGTAAAAAATCCTGTTTCGTAACAAGGGTAAGCCTTCAATCTGTTTGGAAAATTAATTGTTTTTGGTTGATAAGTTGCATTATAAGCAAACATTTTTGCATTAAACATCATCATCCCAAAATCTTGTTCGGAATAAAAATTCTCAAAAATATCTATTGGTTTTTTCATTCCGTTCCTGGGAACCATTGTTTATTTATATTGAAAGCTAATGAGTATCTTGATTTAGTATAATTAAAATTTTTTACTTCGTGAAAACAATATGGATGAAATAAAACAAAACCACCTATTTCCTCTTTTATAGTTGTATCAAAATCTTTAAAATATAAACCAGGACCTTCATCAGATAAATGCAACACACCACTAAACAAATCTGTATTTTGGTGATTGTGTTCTTTTACACAATGCTCGCCCTTGTTTAATAAATTACCCCATGAGTTAGAAACATGGACACCTTTTTGTGGTCCTAATAAATTTCTAATATCAGGAATTAAAGATCTAAAAAAAATTTCAAAATCTTTATCATTGTTGAATAAATTCCAAGAAGTCATGTGAGCCTTGACATTAGTTGCATTATAATTTTTTTTAACTAAATTATCTTTAATTTTGTTTTTTAAGTTGTTTATTATATCTTTATCTTTATAAATACCTTTATATAAAAATAAACCTACCTTTCTATTTACTGTTTTATAAATAGCGTCAAATTTCATTTAGTTTTTATTTCAGCTCCAGTATCCGATGTTAACTTTTTATATTTTTTATTTTTTGAGACTTTTTCAAAATTTACAACCATGCCCATTAAATTATTTTTAAAATGTTTAAAAAATTCTGGTGTAAAAGTTAAATATTTTTTTTCTTGAACAATTTTTATTTCTTGTTCATTAAATATTATTCTTGCCCCACCATCGTTAAATGCTTCAAATCTCATATTACCTCCTGTTTTTTATCAAATTTATATTCCGCATAAGGACCATGTTGATCAACATAATGCAAAAAAGTTTGAAGATGCCAGTCTCCTTTAAATGGTTCTCTCCAATGTTTTAAATCACATCCAAGATAAATGCAAGCATCACCAGGCTCCATATGTATTTCTTCTCCCTCCATAAATATAGGCCATGAGGTATTATCTGAACCTAACATAACTGTAACACTAACTTCACAGGAAGGCCTATCTTTATGTGGTTTTAATTCTGAAAGCAAAGTGTACAGCCTCCAATAAGAATAGGTGGGAAATAATTTTAATCCTATTTCTTTTTCCATTAAAGGAATTTTTTTCACTAATAAAGATTGCATTAAAGGATCTCTATAAAAACAAGTATCTCCGTTATTGTTTTGTATTGTATCAAATTCAGAAAAATTTGCTTTATGTTTTGAGATACAATAATTTTTAATTAAATCTAATTCATCTTGCGATAAAAAATTTTTTACTTTTTTATATTTAAAATCTTTTTTTAAAGTGCCCATGCTACAATTGAATATCTTGTTCCTTTTTTTACAGAGCTAACACAATGAGGATACATAAAATTACTTGGCCAAAGAATTAATCTGTTTGGTTTTGTTTCAATTTTAAATGTTTCATCGTTCCATTTAAAACTTAACTCCCCTCCCTCATAATCATTATTAAGCATTAATATCATACTTAAGCATCTTGGAACATCGAAAGCACTGTCTGTGTGGTAGATATAATGTCCCCCTTCTTCGTATTTTAAACATTGAACATCTACGATAGCTTTTAAAAATTTTTTCTGAGATAAACCAAATCTGAATTCTTGTTGATATTCATTAACATACGGTTTAAAAGCACTTCTTAAAAAATTACCCCAGTGAATATTAGTTAAGCTTTCATTAGGTTGATTAAAATCTAACCATTTTGTGTTTCTAACTTTCTTTTCTACACGGGGTTTTTCACCTCTTGTTGAATCTCCTAATAATCCTGCATCCTTAAATTTTTTTTCATTCATTACTTTTATAAAACTACTTAATATTTCCCAAGGTAATACCTTATCATAAATTTTAATAAATTCTTTTACTTTCATTATTTAAAACTTTTTTTTGACCAAGAAAAATCTCTGTAAAAATGTTTTACTTTTGTGTAAAAATTCAATCTATCTTTTTCTTGTTTTTCTTTTTTAAAAGGCTCTATACTCATTTTCCATGAATCTCTTTTAAATGGTATAACTTGCACATAAGGAGTACCTGCTTTGATTGTTGTGATTAATTCATCATGCTTAAATCCATTCACAACAATAGGAAAATTTATTTCAATGTCGTGTTTATCAGTATCCACTATTGCAGGTATAATAGAAAATCGATCATCTTGATTATTTAAAGGAGGCACAAATAAACATGAAAATCCTGGAGGTGTTTTTATAACCCAAGGATTTAAAATTTTATGGAAAGCTAAATTTTTATTTTTTTCAACTAATGGAGATTCTCCTAGTTGTCCAATCGGATGCCATTGATTTGAAAAAGGAAAGTTTATTAAATATTTTGCTGTTATTAATTGAGATTTTTGAATACCAGTTTCTTGAAACCCATCTTTCTCGCCTGTTTCTTCATTAACCACATTATGTCTTATTCTCATATCATAAGGCATTTTTAAAATGTAACCAGAAACTAAAGAATCTAAAAAAGGTTTACAATGTTTCACTGTCATTCCATCAACTTTATTAGATAATTTTTTAAACCAATCAGGCATATTTTGTTTTGCAGGTATTGGATATATAGACTTATCAGTATACTCCAAATATTTTGGAGGTACTAAAAATTTTATGTTTTTTGAAAACATATAAACTTATAACATTAATTAATATTAAGGCAACTCTAAAAGAGAATAATACGGTTGCCCTTCATCGGCAAAATGTTTTTCTAAAGATTTGTTTAAAGGATAAGTAATAGATGTAGTATCTAAATTTTCTAATTGTGTTTTATAAGAAGTCCATTTTGAATAATGTGCATGATTTTTCCAATTAGATAAGTATGAATCAATAGCAGGTATTAAATTTAAATTTATGTATTGATCTAAAACTTCTTTATTTGGAAAGCCTATTGCTATTTCTTCTAAAACTGGGTTTTCATTTTGAAAATTAAAGCCATGTGTATTTTGTCTTAACTTTAAAAAATCAGTATCTGATAAATTTTCTTCAACATAACTGCCATTTAAAAAATGAGAAGTTATTGCTGTTTTATCAGTATCGTTAGATGTGATTGCTAATAATCCTTTTTTTGCAGGTGAGTAAAATATATATGCCATAATTATCCTATAATATATCTAATATTAATAGTGAGCTCTGTCCTCCAGGTTGCCCTGAACCGTTACTGTTAGGTCCATAATTTCCACCCCCTCTTCCTAATTGATAGGATTGAGGAGTATTATTAGTATCAGCAGGAAGAATTCCATATATTTCTCCTTGTTGAATTGGAGTTGCGGTTGGTCTTAAACCTGCAGCTCCTCCTAAATTTGGAAAAATATATGCATCATAAATTGTATTTTGAACATTCGTAGTAGCTGTTATTTCTACCGTTGCTGGTACAGAAAAATTAGCCCCTGATCCCGGGCTACCGTTATTACCAAAATATCTTCCTCCAGTGCCACCATTACCACCGTTTATATATGTTTGTCCCTGAAGACCAGATGCTTGTGCAGCGTTTCCAGTTCCTCCTGTTCCATCATTGGCTCCTCCTCCACCATTTCCCATAGCACCTAAAGTATAGGGTACAGTAGCTCCCCCTGTAACTGGAACTTCAAAAAAACCAACTTTACCTAATCCGCCATTACCTCCGTTATGAGGCCCTAAAAAAGGGTTTCCCCCTCCACCTCCAGTGCCTCCATACAGTACTGCATAAATATCAGTTGCTGCAGGATTAGCTGTTATAGATCCTGTAGCAGGTCCAAATGCTGCCACTGAAAAACCTGCTACTGTTGCACCTGCACTACCCGAAGAAGCAGCAGTTATTCGTCCTTGAGCATCCACAGTAATATCAGCGGTAGTGTAAGATCCTGCAGTTACAGCAGTATTAGAAAGTTTATCAGGTGTAATTGCATCATCAGCTATTTTTGCTGTAGTCACGTTTGCATTTGATATTTTTACAGTAGTAATTGCATTATCTGAAATTTTGGCAGTGGTTACTGCAGCATCCGCAATTTGTGAAGTTGCAATTGTTCCTGTAATATTAGCAGCAGCAATTGTTCCACCTAAAGTGTCTAATGAAATTTCATTTAAATTTGTACCATCTGTATATGCAGCATATATTTTTGCAGCATCTAATGTAAATCCAGTTCCTGAAACTGTTTTGATTGTTAAATTAGTTGGTCCAACAACAGCACTACAATCAAATATGTAAAATTTTTCTATTGTATCTGGAACAGTAACAGTTGATGCTCCTGTAAGTGTACCAGTAAATTTAATTACCATGTTTCTTGCAGTTGAAATAGTTTTATCAGTCATAGCAAGAGTAACAGTCCCACCATCGCTAAGTGCTATTGATTCAAATCCTGCAATTGCTTGTTGAATTAAGTTTAAGTTGTTATTTGTATTATCACCCCATGTACCAGCGTTTTCGCCAGTCACCATTAGTTCGAGTTTTAAATCTGTTGAATATGCCGATGTCATAAATTTTTATCTCCTAAATAATTATAATTTTACCTTAATCATGCAGCTAAATCAACCTCTGTCCATACATTGTTTACGCCAGGATTTATCTCTTGCCACGCAGTTATTTTTACAGAACCTACAGAAATACTAGCAGACACTCCAGAAACATTAACTCCAGCGCCAGCATCTACTGTTACGGATCCTACAGATCCTGTTAATTGAATGCCTGAAACCTCTGCTACTGATACAGCATCTACTTGACCTACAGATCCTGTTAATTGTTGGCCTGTTACAGGCTCTACAGTAGATTGAATTAAAGATATATTACCAATGGTCATTGAAGCCGATATACCGGTTATTGGTACCTCTAGGTTAGGCTCTGGAACTACCTGGCCTATATTACTTGTTAATTCAATACCTGTAACATCTACAGTGGCTGTACCGGTTACATCTGCAATAGTTCCAACACTCGCATC